TTAGGACAGTGTAAATGCCTCCTCTGTGCCTATCGTGTCAATGAGGGCTGTCACAAGGGCATCAATATCCTCTGACGGGATCTCCCACACATTATCCTTTTTACTTTCCTGAACATGGACTGTGATCATCGATTTTTCGCCGTACTGCGGATCCTCCAGCACTTGACTCAGACACTCGTAAAGCATTTCCCCTGCTGCCTCTGTCATCTCCTCATCCGTCGGCGCCGCCTGATTGTTCAGGATCTGCTCCTGCACCTTGGCAATGTACTCCTGAAGCTTTTGCTTTAATTCCTCTTCCACACCACCAATCATCTTCACTGGCTCCACTTCAACGCCCACCTCAAAGTTTCCATCTTCCTGCTCCTTTGCTTCCTGAATAGTGTACTTCGTCTTCTTCATCAGATCCGGAATATAGGACCGGAACTTTTCTGTCAGCTCGTCCGAAAATCCGAGGGAATCAAACTCCTGCATATAAGAACTGATCACAGCTTCATACTGCTGCCTTGCCTCCTCCTCGCTGGTATCAGCGAACCCCTCATACGCCTCCGTCTCTCCTCGTGTAATCAAATCCAGAACAGCCTGTGTATATCCGGTAGCATCAAATGGCTTCTGACATCCTGTCAGCACTACAACTGCTGTCGCCACTAGCAAAACAACGACGTTTCTTACATACTTTCTCATTACTCTCTCCTTTCTGCTTTTACTCAGTATAACATATTTTAGAAATCCTGTCATCCGCACAATCAGGAACAAGACAGCGGCATACATCAAGCACCGGGAGCACTAAAAGACATATTACGGAATGGTAAGTCGTCGCCAAGTTCCTTGGCAAGTCCGGACTTTGGCGCATCGCACGCTACAAAAAAGGCTGCCTGTTGCGGGCAGCCTTTTTTGTAATCCTATTCTATGGCTTTTAAATATCTAAATTAATCAATGAATTTATATAAATAAAAGGTACATACAATTTCGATTATAATCTGGTCACATTGACAGCCTGAGGGCCTTTTTCGCCTTCTGTTACTTCAAATTCAACAGCCTGCCCTTCATCCAGGGTCTTAAATCCATCCATATTCAGTCCGGTGTAGTGTACAAAAACATCTTTTCCGGATTCATCGCTGATAAACCCATACCCCTTTTGATTGTTGAACCACTTCACAGTACCCTTGTTCATAGTGCTACCTCCATAAAAAATAAAACAATAAGCAAAACATCGTCTATACGATGTTCCTAGAGCATAGCACTTTTCTTATGAAAAGTCAACGATTTGTCGAGGAATACATAGAATAAAAAGTAAATTGTCCGAATTTCAATAAAATTCAGAAAAATCAGAGACAGATGACAGAGCTTTTCACACTTCATTTATCAGATGCATACCCTGAAATTATAAATGATTTGCTGGAGGCAATTATGAAAAAGAAACTGTTATCAGTACTTCTTATTACCGCCCTTGGGGCATCACTACTTGCCGGATGCTCTTCTGAGAAAGACTCCGTTTCAGACAAAACAGAAAAAAAGGTGGAAGAAAAACTGACCAAAGTTACCTTAAACGAAGTCGCCCATTCCATCTTCTATGCACCTATGTATGTAGCAATTGAAGAGGATTATTTTAAGGATGAAGGAATTGATCTGGAGCTTGTGACAGGATTTGGAGTTCACAAATTAGGCGAAGATTTACCCTCACAAACCGCGTATTTCCGTTATTTTGAAGATTTTTTCTTCAAAAATATTATCAAAACATATGTTTGCTTTTTTCGTTATGTTTCGTAAAAGATGATACAATATTTTCTCCCTCCGAAGTGTATGCCCCGGAGGGATTCTTCAAAAACTTTTCGTCCTTAAATCAGAAATTTATTGACAAAATATTCCTGACCTTTTCCTGTGATTTTAGGTGTTCTTGTAATTCTGTTACACCCGTTCCCGTCTATGTGCACTGATTCTTTGATTTCAAACAGATTTTGTTCCATGCTACGCTGTGTTGGTAAATTCCAGTCCGTCCCTTTTCGTTTAATCAAATACCCATTCTCCCGCATCCACTGGAAAAGACGTTTTGCTCCGATTTCGATTCCATTCTGTTTTAGAATCTTTGCAAGATCACCTACAAGAATTGACGTATTTGCCGTTGTAATTGCTTTTCCCAGTACGGCATGTGGTTTCATTTCCTCGATCTGTCTTTTGTTTTCCTCGATCTTGCTTTGTGCTACCATCAAGGCTTTTGCCAAAAGTTCATCATCGCTCATGTTCTCCTGCCCTGCCATATATCCGCCATGTTTTCGGATTGCTGGAAGGACTTCACTTGTCACCCAGTGTTTGAACCTCCTTGCTGATTCAAGCTTACTTCCAAAGATAAGCGCATATAATCCAGATTCATTAATGACAATCGCCCCGTTATTATTAATTTCGGAGGTTGTAGATGTACACCCTCCAAATGCTCTCTTAGGCAAATGCTTTTTATCTTCATCGGCTACATTTACCCTGATTGCCTGTTTTGTGTCCACATACCCTAATGCCACTGTTACGTCCTTACCCACAAACCACGGCTCATTGTTAATAGTTACTGTCCGGACTTCTCCGAATTCTTCACTTTTGAAAATCTGTAATTCATTCATCTTCTTGACCTCCATGTATTGCAAAAGGCGGAGATTTCTCCCCGCCTTATGACTTCTTTCTTTAATTTTTTACAATCCGGATCTGTACTCGGTCAATCCCAATTCCATAAATTCCGGCGTAGGCATCCACGCCCGTGCTGTACTGGCTGGACCAGGAAAGCCATCCCGTCCGGTCGGTGAGCTGTACTCGTACCTCCGCATGATATCCCGGTTTGTTGACAAGCTTTACCTGGATTCCGTCGATGACGTGTCCATAGATCCCGGCGTAATCATTCGGAGCCTTTCCGGATGCGTCTGTCACCCACGGCAACCACCGGCCTCCTCTCAGGTGTACCCGGTACTGTAAATTTCCAACTGCGGACTGGGAGCCAACTGTATACGCTTTCAGTCCGGTGATCGCCCTGCACGGAATCCCTGCGTAGCCGTCTGAACTGACATTATTATAGTTTGTCACCCAAGGCAGCCATTGGCCATTCACGTATGCCTGATACCGGACATTGATTCCGGATGCGGACACAGACCCTCCAGTGGACGGAGCAGACGGCTTGCCGGATGTACTGGAACTTCCCGTATCCGGCGGCAGATCTTTGTCCCCGGCTACCATGCTCTTGAAAGAGCTCCATGTTACCGGGTCGTCGTTCAGTACAAACGGATTCGGACAGTATTTCCCGACCACATCATAGTGCCGGACCACACGGGACAGGGGAACATTGTACTTCTTCATCAGCCCCTGCACCAGCTTCACTGTGCTGTTGATCGTGGCGTTTTCAAAGTACCAGTCCTTGGACGTATCACTCCGGCTCCCGGACGTCCTTACACACATCTCAATATTGATGCTGTTGTAGTTGGTGCATTTCCCATAGACGCTTCCGCCGGCTGTTCCCGGATACTTGTTTCCGCCTACCGACCAGGCCGCCAGACTGTCAGACACACTCTGCCAGACCTCTCCGGAGTACCCGACAAAATAGTGGGCGGACGCCCCACGGTATCCAGTTGAAAAATAGGTCGCATTGTTTGCGGCACTTCCCGGAGCCCCGGTATAATGCACTACGATGTACTTGATCCCGTTCCCGTACCGGCTGGACGCATTGATGGTCTGAAGCTTCTGGTTGATCGGCAATCCGTTGATGGACGCCGCCTCCGCCCGGATCGGCGGCACCACGACCATTGTCCCAAAAATTAGGGTACAGAAAAGGACGGCTGCCAACGCAACCGCCCTTCCTCGTTTTAGTAATTTATTCTTCTTCGTCCGCATCTGCTTCATCCCCCTTGTGCTGGAATCTCCAGAACAGATCTGCCACATAGGTCCAGCCTTTTGTTGCCACCAGCGCCAGGACAAATCCGATCACGATCATGGCAATGACAAAGTACCATGTCACCGGGAAGCCCGTCATATCCACATAGGCAAAGTACGCCACCAGGGTAAACGCCACAGACAGCACCAGAACCTGTAAATCGGTCGGGATGCTGCGCAGTCCCGGCAGTCCTTTTGTCACCTGGGTAATCACGACGGTCAGGAAACAGATAACCCCTGCCACAAAAATCAGGAGATTGAGATTCTCCATCACCATTTTAAAAATATCCAACTGCATCGCTTCTACCATAAGTCACTCCTCCTTTTATTCACTTTTTTCCAACTTATCAATTCTGTGATGTGCTGATTTAACGGACTGCTCCACAGCCGTGATCCGGCTTCCATGTTCCACGATTTCCTCCCTCAGTCTGTCAACATTTTTTGATGTTTCCCGTACATCAGAGGCAATATTATCCAGCTTTGTACTGATTTTAGTATTCAGTTCCGCTCGTTTCACTGCATCATC